CGGGGGGGTAGGGGGAGGCGGTGGATGGCTTCTCGCTCTCGTATCGCCTCTTGAGCTCATATATCAGTGCGGTCAACTGCGCTTCGCTCGGCGCCCCCCCCGACTGGGTGGTCGCCCCCACCGCCCCCGTCGCCCCTCTTCTTCTGATTGCTCTGGTGGGGGGCGCGTAGTCGATCAGTGAATTTTCCCATTCCTTATAAAATTCTTTTCCTATCTCTGTACTTGATGCCGTCGCAACACGACCATTGACGTCTGCGACTATTTGCATGGGGTTGGCAATGTCTGTTCGTTCGTCGTATCGGTATTTTATTTCTTCCTCTTTGCCTCCAATTTCTTTTTGAATATATTTAAGCTCTTTAGTATATTTTTCAACTACGAATTTGGTGTGGTTGGCATCAAATAATAATTGAAATAACAAATCAATAATATTTTTCCCTCTGCCGTCTTGAGACCTTTTTAATAATAAATAAGATAAACGTATTTTAATATCCGAATCTGTTTTGAAAAACCGGAAGCGAGGGTCGTCGTATGTATGATGTATCATTTTTAATATTCCATCGAGATCCGCTAAACTACTTAATAAATTTTCTAATGCGTATTGATTTATTCTCACTTCGGTGTTGTCTCTTTCTGCTTGTTCTTCAATTTCTTTTTTTTTAGATATTATAGTAACATATTTTTTTAAAATAAGTCCATAAATAAATAAAATAATATCACATAAAAGTGACTCTTTGGAATTGAGTTTAATTTTGGATAGTAAATCCAATGAATCAACTGTACTATCCACATAGGGTATGTCGCCTGGGCCTTTCATGTCTTCTTTTTTATATTTTAAAGAAAGACCTGTGTAGCTACTTCCCATAAATCCTTTATTGAGATATTTTTGTATCTCATTAATTTTAGTAATATTCAAATCGGACAAGGGGTTATCGAGTAGGTAGTAACTATCGTAATAATTTAACATCTTTTGTGCAGCCTCCTTAGAATTTTCAAAAACACGGTCATCGATGCCATTAATTATATATTTAATTATATTGGCTTTAATCTTTGCCTCTGCCAATATCTCTTTGAACTCATCATTAACATTATTACTATACAAACCAAATAACTTTTGATATTGCATTATCTTCGTGTACAACGGGAAGCCAGACATATTTGCATTGGGTGGGGTTTCGTCTATTCTGTTAATTAAATTATTCATTGCTTCATTTATTCTCGTTCTTTTTTTGTTTATACACGCGCTTTGTATCATAAATAATAGGCACGCGCTTCTAGTAACTTCTTCGTGATCACGGGCGATACTATTATCTAAATCTACAAGTTGGTTGATAACTTTGTTATAGGTTATTCCCTCTTTCGTTTCCAACTTGGCTGCTACTTTTACACTGGTTTCATTATTGAGATTTCTTTCATCTTTCATTGCAAAATATTTTTCTTCAGGACGACCATATGTGGATTTATCTTTATAATCCCGCATACCGCTCGACACCCGCCGCTTGACAGATACTCCCAGCTCCGCCGTCTTCTGCCTTGCGCGGGTCATCGCGCTCCCCACCGTCTCCGCCACCGACTCTCCGATGCCGCCCTCTTGGTTGTCGTATGCTTCTTCATTCTCCATTATTATATATATATTTAAAATATTATTTTATTATTAAATTATCTTAATTATTAAATTATTTAAGTTTATATAAAAATATAATTTAGAAAATATTATTCTAAATTATATAGTTTTTAATTTTGTATTAATTAGTGTTTATCTTTATATGTAAAAAGTTTGGAATTTATATGTAAAAAGTTTGGTGTACTCGCCACTCTTCCCTTTAAACTCTTTATTATTGTCTATTATTTAATTTCGATTTAATTATAATAATAAATAAAAATTATTATTCTATTTGCTATTTAAATCTAGATAACTGGAAATCGGTGACAAAACTGGAAACCAGTCGCAAAAATATTCTATTGAAATTATATAGAAAATATATTGAAATTTTTTGTTAGTTGTAAAAAAAATTGATTTCTGTTTTACATACTATATCTTATTACAAAAACCAACTATAATATACAACAATGTCGATGACCATTGAGATGCTTTCCCAGCGTGTTGAGATTCTTGAGAAGCAGATGGCTACCCTGCTTGCTGATACCTCTACCAAGTCTGATGACAAGAAGGTCAAGAACACCAAGTCTGATGACAAGCCTGCCAAGAAGACCAAGAAGGCTGATAAGGAAGACAAGCCCAAGAAGAAGAGGGTTAGTGGCTACCTCTTGTTTTCAAAGCTTACCCGTGATGAGGTTAAGCAAGAACTCTTTGGGGATGAAAAGCCTAAGAATTCTGAGATCATGGTTGAACTTGGCAAGCGATGGAAGGCGCTTGAGGATGAAGAGCGTGAAGAGTGGAATCGTCAGGCCAAGGAGGCGGCTAGTGAGGAATCTGCTGAGGAAGAAGAGTAAATTGTAACTCTAGATGATTGTATTGCATGTTAGATAAAAAACCAAAAAACCCAAAAAAAATAAAAAAATAAAAAACCAAAAATTTTTTTTCGTGTTTTTTTTGAGAGAAATCACTACAAAGAAAAAATTTTATATTATACTTTTTTTTATTTATTAATTTGACAATGCTACAAATTATGGCGACGGTGTTATATCGGAAATACTATTTTTTTTATTTTTAAATTTTAAAATATTTACTTTTTATTTTTTATTTTGAGAGAAATTCAAAAATATTATTATTTTTTTATAAATAATTATTTATATTATTACTCCAAGTAGTTTTTTTGTTACATGTAAAAAAAATTGATTTCCTACTTTTACTTGACTCTTATTACAAACTACTAACTACTGACTACAAATACAAACAAAGATGTCGATGACCCTTGACCTTGTTGCCCGGCGCGTTGAGGTTCTTGAGAAGCAGATGGCCGCCCTGATTGCTGACAAGTCTGATGACAAGAAGATCAAGACCGACGATAAGCCCGCCAAGAAGTCCAAGAAGGCTGATAAGGAAGAGAAGCCTAAGAAGAAGAGGGTTAGCGGATACCTCTTGTTTTCAAAGGTAAATCGGGACCAGGTTAAGATGGAACTCTTTAGTGATGAAAACCCCGGGAGAGGTCACATAAAGCCTAAGAATTCTGACATCATGATTGAACTTGGTAAGCGATGGAAGGCGCTTGAGGATGAAGAGCGCGAAGAGTGGAATCGCCAGGCCAAGGAGGCAGCCAGCGAGGAATCTGCTGAGGGAGAAGACTAAAATTGTATAGGATAATTAGGGTAGTCTAGGATAATTGGGGTAGTATAGGATAATTAGGGTAGTATAGGATAATTAGGGTAGTATAGGATAATATTAAACTTTTCTAATTTTTCTATTTTTTTTTGTTTTTTTGAGAGAAAATATTATAGTTTAAACTGGAAATCGGTCACAAAACTGGAAATCGGTCATAAAACTGGAAATCGGTGATATTTCTCTCTAATATTTATGGTAGTCTATAAAAAAATTGATTTAATATTATTTTTATCTATATAATTTTAACTCTTTTAAGATGTCTGACATTGAGCACCGAGAAGACCTTATTGTGCAAAATGAGACCAGAGATATGTTGGACTTTGATATCTTTTATCATGACATTGAGCACCGAGAAGACCTTATCATGCAAAATGAGACCAAAGATATGTTGGACTTTGATATCTTTTATCCGGATGATAACATGGTTATGTTAGATGATATTATTGACTTGTTTAATCGCATGACTATTTAATTTTAAATCATTTATTTAAACAAAATTGATTTTAAAAAAAATTTTTTTTTCTCTCTCTTTTAATTAAATATGGCTAATTATTTTTATGAATTGCCATATGAATTACAATTATTGTGTTATCAATATTCTAATCAATTTGTTATCTCTAATTTTAGGAAAAAAAATCATGCTGCATTTATTATTCAGTCTTATTGGTTTGCCTTTTTAAATCCTCCCATTATTTTACCTTTTAGACAAAATGCTACTTTATTTATTATCAATTGATATTATCTTTCCGTCTACTAAAATACCACATATATTGTGACTCTCTATATCTAATAATACATCTTCGCTCGTTTTATAATACCATCTTTCTTCTATCTCCACTTTCTCTACCTCTATCTCTTCATCTGAATCTGAATATGAATCCTTTCCAATACACAATTTACCCTCTTTTTTATCTTCTCTATCTAGGCTAATTATATTTTTTTTTGGTCTTCCGCGAGTTGCAGATGTTTGTTTAAAATTTTGAATCAAAGGATATGAAAGATTTCTTCTATCTAATTCATTTATAACATCATTTAAATCATATTTCATTTTTTTAATAAATTTTTCATAAGACACTTCATATTTTATACTATCTGGTGTAAATTTTCCTAATTTAAATTTTGCTCGCTCTTGAATTGTACCATATTTTTTATTTAATTTACATTTTTTACATAGATCATCTGCTAAATTATTACATTGAGTATAAAGACCATGATTATAAACAACCCCATTACATTTTTTTTCATCTATAAATCCACAAAATGGTAAAATAATATCACTGGTTTTATCATGTAAATTAAGTTCTATATTACTTGGATTATTATTTATTTTACTAACAAATAATGTAAGTTCATTTAAATCTATCCTATATTGTTTAGATATTTGGTCTAATATATAATCAATATTCATAATTTTAATTTCTTGATTTATAAAATAAAATAATTTTAATTAGTTGGTTTCAATTTTTTTTATCAATTTATTTAACTTCCAAACTGGTGTTGGATGATTAGTAGTCCAAGTTGTTAGATTTCTAACATAGTGTCTACAATCATAAAATCCTAATATATATTTATAATTTAAACCAATTTCATAGTCTTTAATTTCATGTAAAGTTTTATCTGTATACCCCCATTGATAAGTATACTCTTTTAAATTTTTTTTTAAAAAATTATAATAAAAAATACTATTATAACCACGTAAATCATATCGGATATTATCAAAAACACTATCAAATGATATACCTATATGATATATATTAGTATTTTGTATTAATTGTTCTATATGTAAATTTACTTTTACTCTTTTATTTAATAAAAATAACAATTCATTTTCATAATTTTTTTTCATGGCTTCTATTTTTGAAATATCTAGATTTAAATTTAAATTTAGTTTTGGAAATGATAATTGTTGTAAATAATTTTTTTTACTATTAATATTTGGTAAATTATATAATAAAAAACCTAATATTTTTAAAGTTAAAAAAAATATCATTATTATTTAATTACATAAATAAATTTTATTTTAAACGCTTATACTGAAATAAATTTATATGTGTTGTCTTCTATTTTATATTTTGCTATAATATTTGGATTATGTTTATTTTCTAAAATATCTTCTGTTTTATAAATATTATTAAAATCATCTATGTAATAATGAATACCATTTATTTCTTGAATCCATACATAATTTTTATTTAAGGCTTGTTCTGTATTTATATCACTTATTACACCATGAGGCCTATTTTTATCATGTGTACCACAAAAGTTTGAGTCGTCTTTTTTTTTACGAGTACACTGTTCACCACACGCTCGTTTTGCATTACATCTTAAATATGTAGGTATAGATGATTTACTACGTTTTCTTTTAACAAAATCTTCTCTGGTTAAAGCAATACCATCAAAATCATATATAAATTTTAATAATTCACTTTTAGATTCAAAATCCATAGATTCATTTTCTTCAACCCATGTTTTAATAGAAGTTTTGAATTTTTCATTATGTACTTGTATTTTCTCAATAATTTTACGTTCCATACAAAACTATTTATTCTATTTATAATATTTAAAAAGGTATTTAAATCAATTTTAAATAATAATTTTTTATATTTATTAAAGAATAATACAAGAAGTTATATTATATTCTAAATAAGAATTATTAAAACTTTTATTCAATGTATTATCTAATGTAACATTTAGTTCTTGTAATTTTATATTTGAAGTATTATCTATATTTTCTGATAAACCAGTTATTATTTCATTAAATTCATTTATAATTTTATTTTTTTCATCAATATTACTATTATTTTCTATTAATTTTCTTACTAATATCTCTTCATTTTTATATAATAAACAGTTATGACTAATATCATTATTTATTGTAGAATTACTCTCAATTTTAATATCATTATTTATTTGACCATAAAGTAATTTTATTCTAATAGAAAATCTAGCCAAATATTTACTATGATAATCATTAAATCCTATTATATTTTGTGTAAATAATTCTATAGAATTTTTTATTTTATTATTATTATAAACAATATTATTTATAAGACTATCTATATTTATTCCACACATTTTTGTATTTCGTTGATTTTTAACTTTGGTTTCTCTCTCGATTAATTCTTGATGTAATAATTCAATCATTTGTAAAATATCACTATACATTTCCACAGTATCAGAAAAACTATAATGAATTTGGGAATTTAAATCTTCATAAGGTTTATAATTTTTATTAGAGAAAATAGTTGTTTTATTTTTGTTATCAATTGTTTCTTGGAAATATTTTAATAAACTTTTATAAAGTTTATAATAATCTGCATAAATTCTATTATCAATAAATTTCAAAACAGAAAAGCTATGTTGCGTATCTATATTTATTAATGTTTTTTGAAAATATAAAGAATCAAAGCTATTTACTGGTACATTTTTATTATCTTTTAATAAATCTATGTATATATCATCTAATATTTTATGTGTTTTTTTTAACGAATCTAGCTGTTCTTCTAATGTTAATCTTATTTCTTTTAAATTATTAAATATAGTTTTTAGTTTTACTATATTGTTTAACATATATATATTCTATTAAAAAAATTGATAATAGTTTATATGATATTTTTATTAATATAAAAATGAAAACTATTTTAAATCGAATATTTATAAATGATATTTCTGAAATTATATATAATTTTCTCATATATGATTATGTGAATGGTATTCTTATTGGAAAAATAAATTTAATAGAATTAATGATGCTTAAAATAAATAATACATGGAATACCGATAAAAATATCTACAATTTAAATATAATAGAATTTAGACAAATTTATACGATGATAAATCAAATTTATAATAATTTTATTATAAAAAATTATTATAATTTTGATAAAGAGTTCATAATTGTATTAAAAAATTATTCTAAAGTAATAGAAGAAAATAATATCCATGAAAAATATCCATTTATAAAAGAAGAAATTAATAAAAAAATAAGTACATTAAAAAATTATATATAATAAAGTAGTAAAAATAAAAGTGTAATATAAATATAGTAGGTTTTAGTGAATCCACTTCATATGGACAAGATTGATTTGTAAATAATATTTTAAATTAAAAAAGGTTTTTTTAGAAATAGGTTTTGTAGAAGCAGAAAAATATAATAATACATATATTCTAGAAAAAAAAATAAAATTGGAGAGGTATAAATATCCATGGTGTAAGACCTAGAATAAATCCTTATCGTGCAAATATGGCATTAATTAATAATTGGATTAAAAATTATCAAGAAATTAGATCTAATACAAAAATTATCTTATTGTAAAATCGCCAAATATTCTGAACTTTCTTTGCAATAATGCAAAATTAAATCTTGAATATCAAGGGGTATTTTATCCCTAAAGCTCGGTATTGTAAATATTTTTTTTGTTTTTTATGTTAAAATGCATTTGGTGTATAAAAAAATTATATAATTCAATTTTTTTATGAATAAAAAATATTATAAATAATTATTATATTAATTTAATAACCAATAAATCAATTGCCTCTGAATTATATGTTTTAAATTTAGTTATAACTTTGTAATTATTATTATTATTAAAAAGTTTATCACAATAATTTTTAATTATTTCATGATGATAATCATCGAAAACTATAAATCCATTTTTTTTAACATATTTACTATATCTTTCGAAATCATTTTTTACACCATCAAGTGTATGATCACCATCTATAAATAATAAATCAAGAGAATAATTACATACTTTCTTAAAATCTTCTTCTGTTTTATCAAAATATGTATTACCTTGTATTAATGAAATAACAGAATTATTTTTGTAAAGTAATTTAATACAATTAAGATTTTTAATTGTTTTATCAATTGCTAAATTATCTCTTCTAAAATATTGATAAGTTTTAAATTTTTCAAAATTTAAATGTTTATTTATATCATACATATGTTCAAATAAATCTAAACCTATTAGATTTTTACTATTGTTATTAGTTAATAATAAAGACATACTACCACCATTATGAACACCAATTTCTAAATAATTTTCTATTTTTTCTATATCACAAATAATTTTTAATAATATTATTGAAGAATGACAAATTCTACCATCAATACTATTTTCAATATTTTGAAATAATTTATGTAATTCTATTTTATTTTCGTTATAATAAGAATCTATAATATCTTTCATAATTATATAATATAATTATGAAATTAATTTCATATAATAACGTAAAACTTTATATTCCCGATAGGTATTTTCATAAAGATTTATTAGATAGATTTAAAGAAAATAGATATGAAATAGAAGAATATAATATTGTAAATAATTTTTTTAATAAAAACGATAATGTTTTAGAGATAGGTGCTTGTTTGGGATATGTTACTAATTTATTATCAAAAAAAGTTAATTTAGTTATAACGGTTGAAGCTAATCCAGAATTAAAAGAATCTTTAAATTTATGTATTACTAATAATAATTTAAATAATGTTAAAATTTATAATACTTATATATCTAATAATACTAATAAAAACATCGATTTTCAAACATATGATAATATTGTAGCTGGTTCCGGCGATAGATAAGATAAAGAAATAAACAATGTTAGAGGTTGGGGAAATAGTCAAAAAATATATACAATAACTCCTACAAAATTAATCGATATAGAAAATATTAATTTAATTAATTCACTTGTATTAGATATAGAAGGAGGAGAATTAAAATTCATTGAAGAAAATAAAGAATTTATAAGTAAAAATGTAAATAAAATTTGTATAGAATTACATGGACATTTAATGAAAGATATAAACTTTGATATCAAATGTCTTAGAATTTTAAATGAATTAAAATTTAAAATTATAAAAAGAGATGGAGTTAGTTATTATTTAGAAAAGTAAATTATTAAATAAATTTACTAAATTCTTCATACTGTTTATCTGTTAAAATATCAGCAGTAGGTTTCCCTAAAATATACCAAGGAACTAATAAATTATGTCCCGGCAAAGAAAAAGCTAAATTATTAATATTTACTTTATTTTTAAATTCATCAAATAAATAATATTTTTTATAATTTAATTTATTATATAATATATCTACAAACTTATCAATTGTAAACTCTTCATTTAAATTTTTAAATAACTTTAAATCATATTCGTAATTTTCATATGAATCATATATTTCTTTCATTTTTATCCAATAATTATTATGATTATATAATAAACTATTATTGATATTTAAATAATCTAATCCACCGCCTTTCATATTTTCTTTTGCTAAAACTTTACAACCACAACATAAAGCTTCATGTATAGTTCTTGATTCCCCTTCTTCTTCACAACAATGCATATAAATTTTTGAAGATTTATAAAAATAAGATAATTCTTCGGCAACAAATCCTTTAAAATAATTTTTTTTAATATTTATTACATGAGTATCTATAAATAATATATTGTCTACTTTATTATTATTCCATAAATTAACAACTGATTTATAATAATTATCATTTATATTCTGTTCTAGAATAATAAAACAACTTTTAGTATTTGGATTTATTTTTGTATAATTTATAATATATTTTAATAAATCATATGTTTTTTTTTCAGTTGAAGCTCTATTTACGCATATAAAATCAAATTTTTTTTCATCATTTTTTAAATAATCAAAATATTTTTCATTAAATTTAATATTATATTTATTTAATATTTCAAATAATTTTTTATTTACATAATTAATATTTTCTTTATTATTAAAAACTTTATTTAAAAAATTTCTACTTGTAAAAGGTAAACAATTACTATTAAAACATCTTGATATAGGTAACATACTAAAAGAGACAAAAGAACAATTATTTATAGGTACATTAAAACCATAGTGAATAATTATATAATATTTATCTTTTAGTTTATCTAAATAATTAATTAGAAAAAAAAATTCTTTATGTGTTACTATTAAAATACCTTTGGTTTCATCATATTTTTTAAATATATGCATTTTATAAAAATTATTATATATATATTTATATCATTATTAATAATATATATATAGTATTAATAAATATTACTACCTAATTTACTATTATTATCTATTTCTCTATGTTTACCCAAATTAATAAATATATTATTTACATAACATAATGAATTTAAATTATTAATATGATTTAAATCATTTGTATAAACATCAATATAATATTCAAATGGATAAAAAGTTTTAAAATAATTAATACATTTCTTATTTAATAAATAACTACCCAAACCACATTGTGGTTTCATTTTAAAAAGATTATTTATTTCTAACATATCAAATTTACACTGAGCATTTAAATGATGTTTACGAATATCTAATTGAATAAATTGTTATTATTAATATCAGAATATTCTATAATTTTATTAATAATTTCTATAATATTATTATTATTATTTATTAAAACATCGTCTTCTAAAATTAAAAACCATTCGCTATTAGAGTGTAAACATTTTTCCCATAAAAGTTGATGTGATAAATTACAACCTAATTTACCTTTCAATTTATCATTTACTATAATATCTTTATTAAAATTATTAATTTTAATAAAGAAATAAAAGATTCACATACAAATAGATTTAAATTAGCACTTTCTGAATTATTTATCAATCATTTAACAAACTTTTTATATACAAATAACTCATATTGGGATGTTATTACATTTGAAAATATAAAAACAAAATTATTAACTATATAAAGTATTGAGTTAAAGCCATTCTTTCTCCTACTTTTATTATATTACCTCGATGTATATATGTAGTATCTGCCAAAACTAAAGAACCTGCTTTTCCACATATATTTAAAATCTTTCTTTTATTAGTTAATATATTTTTTATAGTTTCATCTGTATATCTTGTATTATTGTGAAGAAAATTATTATTTATATCTTTTCTTCCATCTGGAAAGCCTATAAATTCTTTAGATGATTCTGTTATAAATTGAAAATTACCATTATCTATACTTACATCTGTTAAATATAATAATGCTTTAAATTGACAAATATGATTATCTCTATGCCATCCTGCACCACTATTTTTTATTTTATTTTTTTCATATTTTAATACATTTGCCATTGTTTTTTTATTATTTAAATTTTTTTGTGTATATAATTTAGCTATATCATTTAATAAAATATTATTATAAAAATTTTTTTTTATAAATTCTGAATAATTTTGAATATTAAATATTCTTTCATCTTCAGAACAATCTTCTTTTTTATCTATTTCTATAATTTTTTTATTACTATTAAAAATATTACATACTTCTAATTTTAATTGTTTTATAATATTTTCTTCATAAAAATTTTTTAAAACAACTAAACCTTTAAGTTTTAAAATTATATATAAACTTGAAATTTTTGGCTTTAAAATGTTACAATTTAAAGTACAAATTTCTTCATCTTCTAATAAACACAGAGTAGCATCTATATAATTATTATTATGTAACCATTTTAAAATTTCTATTTCATTTAATTCATTATGACCTGTTCTTGTAATAGGATCTTCTTCTTTATTTCCATAATACAAATTTTTAACATATAAATGTTCTTCAAATATACTATATATTGAAAAACCATATATAAATGGTTTAATTTCATTCATTATTAATTGCATCATCTTTAAATAACCTACTCTTGGTAAATGTGTGTATTTATATGGACAATTAATTTTTTCTAAAAAAATATTTATTATTTTCCAATCATTTATTTGTTTCTCTATATTTTTAAATTTATTTAAACTATTATGAAATTTTTCAATGTGTGATTCTGATATTGAAAATAATTTACAATATTTATCTATTTTTTCTTGTAAAGATTTTTTAGAATACTCATATACATGATTATTTAATACAATATTATCATATATAGTTCCATTATTATTACAAGGAATTCCAAAATTGAATCTAATATTATTTCCAAAAAAATCTAAAATTTGATTTAACTCTAAATTTTTGTAGTTTTTATTTCCAATAATAACAATATTATGATACATAATAAATACTACTATAAATATTTATATATTTATATTTTTATATTTATTTAAACATTAAATCCTAACTTTTTGTTAAAAAGCGGAAAATTATTAATATCTAAATAGTATAATAAAGGAGGTTTATAAATAGATCCTTTATAATTATTTTTTAACTCGGGTGATAACCATAAAAATTCTTGAACGAGATCTTTATCACAAAAAGGATATCTTGTTTCAAAACTAAAACATCCACCAACATATTCATCGCCTTTTAAATAATTTTCCATTGATCCATTAAAAAAATTTGGCCAAGGAAATACTTCTTTTAAATTATCACTGAATTCATTAACATTACCATATCCACGAGAATAATATTGATTTCTTGCCATTATTTCATCCGCACCAATACCTGAAAATAAAACTCTAACGATTGGATCTATTTTTTTTATATTATTTATTATTTTACTTTTTCCTAACATGGATCCTTGATTAAATCCATTATCAATAGTATTAACGTTTGGATTATATTTCCAATCCCAATCAAATTTTTCACAATTATTATCAAGATATTTTTTCCATTCTATTTTATCTTCATTATTTAAATCTATAAATTTATGATTGTTTTTCAAAATATTATTTCTTTCTATTAATGTATGTAATGATTCATTTTTAGGTATAGAATAATAATATGATTTTTTATTATACTTATTTAAACAACAAGCTATAGAACCACTATCTAATCCACTGCTTAATGTAACTAATGGAATAGAATGTTCTGGATATCGTTTTAACACACTTTTTTCAAATGCTTTAATATAATCATCATAATTTTTTTTATATTGATTTAAATCAAATTCATATATTTTTCGTTTTTCAATTAAAGTTCTATCATTTAAATTATATACTAATAATTCATTTGGTTTAATAGAATGATAATTATTTATTTTTATTTCATTACAAGTGCTTTCATAGGAAGAAATAACTATATCTTTATTTATATTATAGAATAATGGTTTTGTTTTAAAGATATCACTTGATAATAATAATAAATTTTTTTTAAAATCAAATATTACTATTGTAAATTCCCCATCTAAATATTTTATAAAATCTAATCCATAATTTTTATATAAATACATAATTGAGTATATATCACTTTTTGCATCATTTAATATTTCTTTATAATTATATATCTCTCCATTAAAAATAATTACTATATGATCTGTTTCACATATTAATGGTTGTAATGTTTTGCTACCAGTTAAATGTAATAAAAAATGTATAAAAGTTATTTCTTTATATTTTACAATATTTGTATTATCAGGTCCTCTATTTTCTATATATTTAAATGCTGATTTAGGTATATCTAAATTTGAGATAATTATCCCACACATAAATAATGTAATATTAAACTTATTTAATATAATTTTAAATTATTAATTATAAAATATATTAGATAGAAAATTATTAAAACTGTTTTTTGAATGCACATTTTTTTGATACCAATTATAGCAATTTTTTGACATCATATACCATTTTTCTTCACTAATATTTGATAATATTGTTTTTAAATCTTCTGGATTATTACATCTTATATAATGTTGATTTTCTTCAGGAGGATCCATATAAGAATCTATTGAAACCGTTTCAGTAATAATTGGAACAGTTCCTAATGCCATTAATTCTACTTCACGATGACATTTTGATCCATAACCTCTCAAACATAAACCGTATTTTGCATTTGCCAATTGTTGTAAATATTCTTCTTGTGAAAATTTATGTTGTGTTCCTTGTGTACAATGATAAACATCTAATATATTTTCCCAATTATTATTGGTATTTCTATACTGATTTTGAACATTATTTTCAATATTTCCAATAAATATAGATTCAATAGATCTCTCAAAATATGATTTTATTTTATTATTTTCTAAAAATTTCTCCATTATAAATGGTGTTCTTGGCCAGAATATCCAAGGTTTTACATTTAAATTATTTTGCTGTAATAATTTACCTTCTAGATTTACGTCTCCGTTACCTAATAATATTAAACTTGTATTTAATAAATCTTGATTGAACCATTCTTTAGTTGGTCTATCATATAACAATATATGATTCCCTAACCAACAATGTCCATTATCAATTAATTCAATATTAACATTATTATTGTGTTTTTTATATAATAAAGCTAATTCTCGAAAACTATCATTTGCGTGTCTCCAAATACCTTGTTGTGGTTGTCGTGGTATTTTAATTGTCCAATTTTTATTAATAATTATATCAATTATTAATAATTCTTTATATCGTTTTAGTTTTCTGAGAGCATTAATTAAAATATTATTTATTTGAATAAATAATTTATCATGAAAATGAGTATGTAAAAATATTAATGGTTTATCACCAATATTAATTTGATTATTATTAATATTTATAGAATTAACTACTTCTTGAGGATTATTTGCTAATAATATTCTCCAAGGCATAAAGTTAATTTCTTTATCAAATTCTTGAAAACTATATTTTTTTGCCAAATCTTCCATAGAAGCTTGATCATGATAACGTGAAGTTTTTGTAAATTCTATCCAATCATCTGGTACATTTTTATTTTTTGTCCATAAACATCCTCCGTTATAATATCCTACTTCATCTGTTTTTGTTTTTTTAATATAATGAGGTGATAACCCTATTTCTTTTGTTTTATCAATGCAAGTAATTGGATTAAAAAATAAAATATCACTATCTAAAAACATTGTATCATTTTCATTTTCTAATGCATATTTTATAACATTCGCTTTTTGCATTTGAAATTCATCCCATATCTTTTCTTTTACCATAATATCTCTATTTTTATTACTATATTTATTTAATGATGTCTTTAAAAATAATTGTAATTGAATTTTTGGAATAAAATTAGTTATTAAATTATATGTTTCACTATCTACTAATCCATAAACTTTTGAATTATTATGATGGATTGATAAACTCAATAACATACCTACTAATTCATGACTACTACTGTGGGTTGAAATAAAACAAAAACTATCCGGTTGTGACATAATATATTTTTTATAATATTCTCTCAAAAGTTATATTTAAATCTTTATTTTCTAATATTTTATAGTTATTTTTTTGTAAACGATCAACTAATAAATGCGTTATCTGATTTGTGTCTTTGTTTTTTAACAATAAATCAAATTCTACACAAATATATCTAGGATAAATATCATCATCTAACATCTGATTCAAAACATCTATTTCAGAACCTTCTATGTCTAATTTTAATAAATCTATTTTACTATGATTATATTCTTTCATGATATTTTTAATAGAATCTACTTCTACTTCATCATATTCATTTCCAAACATATTTTTAACTAATGATTGGGAAACATAATCTGGATTTATTTGTCGATAAAATTTTAATCGCGTTTTTTCTTTATATAAACCTTTATTGATATAAAAATAATTATCAAAATCAGGATTTAAATCTATTATATTATATAAATAATCGGGTTGAATATTACCAGTAAAATTATTTATTTTTGTATTATAAAATTCTTTAACTTCTTCATAATGTTTTATTGCACGCTGTGTTGGATCTATTAAAAATATTTTGCAATTATATTTATCTTCTAATTTTAAATCAAAAGACATATCTTCTCCTACACCACCAGAATAAATAATACTATCTTCATTTAAATAACAATTAATTGGAATAGACCAACCACCATAATTTGTGCCAAGTGTTTCCATAATATATAATAGATAATAATATTATTTAAATACTTAATTATAAAAATATTAAAAATTTATGACTTGTAATATTATCCAACATGGGGTTGATGGATTTGGACATCAATTGTATGGTTTATTTACTACTTTAATATTACACAATATTAAAAATTATATTTTCAGAGCAGATATCTTTATAAACAAACATTTAAAATTTGATCATGTTTCAAATGACGAAGGATTAGAGTTAAAAAAATATATTATTGAAGCTATCACTAATTTTGAAAAAGATAATATATTTGATAAACAAAATATTAATAAACATATTCATTCACATGAAATATATAAAATTCCCAACAATTATGATTTAAATACTGTATATTCAATAGATAATGCTTATTATTTTGAAAAAATTGGATTATCAGAACAAGAAAAAATAATACATAATAATAATATTAATAATTTTAAAAAATATTTTATTCAAAATAAATACTTACCACCAAATAGGTTACAAGAGAAAAGTATAGTTGTTCATATTAGATTAGGCGATGCTATGAATTATAAAAATTGGGCCGATGAAATAAATGAAAATAATAAACAAATATATAAAGCATTTAATGTTTTTAGAAATAAATATCCAAATCATAAAATATATCTTCATAGTAATGGAAACCCTGATTTTTTAAAAGATTTTGAATATACTTTTTTTGATAAAAATACTTCTGTTTTACAATTTTTATCAGATATAATTAATGCTGATATATTTATTTGTTCTCCAAGTGCTCTCTCAAAAGTTACGACATTTTTTACAAAAGCAGAAAAAATCATTATTCCAGACAATACAAAACATAGTGTAAATGAAAAATGTATTAAAATTAGTGATTTTATAAATTAATTTAATAATTTTTAATTAACAATTAAATAAAAATTATTGAACCACATTTTGTAAAAATCCACAACAACTATAATATTTTTCCCATATTTCTCTATTTTGTTGTTGAATTTCATATAATTTTTCTTTATTTGTTTCATAATAGTCTTTTATAATGTTTATTAAATTTAAATTTTTATTTTTAATATCACTTTCTTCCAAAACAATACCAATAGAATTTAAATTATATTTATCTTCAAATGGATAAACAGAATCGGTTTTTATTAATATTGGTATTCTTCCCATCATCATTACATCATAAAAACGATAACTGAAATTACCAGCTCCTCTATAACAAAAAGTAAATAAATTAGTATCAATATTTTCAATATATTCTTGTCTTGCTTGTAATTTATCAATACCTGGCGCCCAAAAACCATTTCTTAAAATAAAATTTGTCTCTATACTGCTATTTAAAAATAATTTTAAATAATTATCACGACCATGTATTTTATGTCCACAATATCCAATAGATAATTTGGGATTTTGTAAATAATTATTATCAAAATAATCAGGTGAAAAAGCAGGTAAAGAAAATTCATTTTTAATTTTTGTAGATTTATTAAAGCTTGTTCTATATATTTTAACATATTCACTATTTGGCAATAAAGGTTTATCATAATCGTCATTAAAAAATAAATATAATGGTTTTTTTAAATTTAGTGATAAACTCGCCAAAATTTTAAAATTTTTATCATTTGCTCCATTGAACTTATATGGAAAAACTATTATATCACTATCTTTAATATTATCTACATAAATAAACAATTTATTACAAATTTCAATAACATTATTATATCTTGATTCGCCTTTAAAATTACAATTATGAGGTTCTTGATTTACTGTATTATAATTTTCTAATAATCCAAATAAAATAATTTGTTCTGATGTAAACTTAATGCAATCTTTTAATGTATAAATTTTTATCATATTAAATAATTACAAAAACTATATATAAATATATATATAGTTTTTATATTAAATAATTTATTAATTTAATTATTTTCTTTAACATATTTATCAATTAACTTTTTATGTTTATTTGCTAATTCTTGTGTTTCTATTCTTAATTTCATTACATTATGAGAAAAAATTTGTTGACCAAACATAGTGTTATTTTTCCCTGTAAAATTTGGATCATTATTTATATCATAACGCGGAGCTCCACCCATATTAACTGCAAAATGATTTCTTAATGGATATAAATATGTAGGATGATATACCATATTGTACCAATCATCACAACACCAATTTTTAATTTCTTCGGGAAAATACCAACCAAATATTTCCATATGTTTCCGTGAAACAAATGATTGTGTTAATATTCTATTATTGTTATTAATTGGACCTGTTAAACCTATATCATTTTTACTTTTTAACATATTTATAGAATCATTTATCCAACCTTTAGTTTTAAATTCTATATCGTCACCACATTGATAAAAATAATCACATCCATCATCATATGCTTGTTTAAATAACACATTCCACATAGTAGTACATTGTCCTTTTGGAATTTTTTTATTATCATAAATTATAAATTTAAAATCAATATTTTTAAATACATTTTTAAATTTTATTAATTCAGATTGTTCATGAATTTTATCAAAAATTCTATCATCTTTATCAATACCAATATAATATATATATTTATTATATTTATCTTTATTTTTATCTATTGTTAGTAATGATGATTTTAAAGTTATATTATAAAGATAACTATCTTTAATATTTACCCATGTATCACGTTTATTACTTGTAGTAATAATTAAAAATGCTATTTTATGATTTGTATTATTTATATCATTAGACATTATTAATTATATTGATAAATTAATATATTTTTATATTAATTTATTATAAATCATGAATAATCAATTAAATGAAAAAAATGGAAAAAAAAATACCAAATCAAAAGAAAGTCAAGAATTAAAAGAAACAAATGATAGTAATAATAATCTTAATGTTAATAAAGAAGAAGATAATACTATAATTCATTACAATGCAGAATGGTCTGATCAACATGAAAAAATTTTAATAGAATGGGCTGATAAAGCAATTTGTTACAGATGGTTACATTTAGAATCACATAGAAATTATTCATTTAGAAATAGATGGTTTACTATTCCAGTAATAATAATGAGTACTTTAACCGGTACTGCAAATTTTGCACAAGAAAGAGTTCCCGTAGATATTCAACCATACTATCAACTTATAGTTGGATCAGTTAATATTTTAGCTGGAATAATAACAACCATACAACAATTTTTGAAAATAACAGAATTTAATGAATCGCATAGAGTAAGTTCAATAAGTTGGGATAAATTTTATAGAAATATAAAAT